CCTTAACATATGTATAATGGAACAAAGAAATAAACCCAAAAGAAAAAGAAAAATGAACATTACCAAAACACAATGGTTAGGCTTCTTAAGACACACTTTAACAATAGTAGGTGGTGGATTTATAGCCTCAGGACAATTGACTGAACAAGAAGTTATGGAGGGAGTAGGTTACCTTGTCGGTTCAGTAGGTTTTGTATGGTCGTTTTTTAAGAATAAGTAATTGAGTTGACATTGTTGTTTTAATTGTAATTTTTTAAGAGTCAGGAGGGGCCGAAAGGCCCCTCTTGTTTTTCCTTTCTTCTGCCATATTTATATGGGACAACATATTAACTATGACAATAAACCAAACAATCGAACTTGTCTATCCTGAACTAATTAGAATGGTAGCTGCCATAACTAAGGATAGAGTACTAGCAACAGACTTAGTACACGACAGCATTGCCGATTTTAAATCAATGGCAATAGTAAAACAAAAGAAAATTAAAACCGATGATAGAATAAAAGAGTATATCTACCAGATAGCTAAAACACAATTCTTTTCATCATCATCTACCTTTCACTACACATACAGAGAAAATCAAGTATTAAAGGTGAAAGATGAAGTTAATCTAGAAATGTTAGAACTAGAAGACTTAGATACCCAGAATACAAACGAACTAAGATTAATAATGAGTACAATAAATAGAACTTGTACTAAATTCGAAAAACAATTAATCGCAGATAGATTTGTAGAAAATATGACATACAAGCAAATAGGATGTAAGCACGATATGCCTACTTACTTAGTAACAGAAAGAATTAAATCTTTAATAGACAAAATTAAAACCGATATATTATGTTAATTGATATCTTCGCCTACGCAGTGTTAGGCTTCATGTTCGCTAAATGGTTCGAACCAATACAATGGCTTAAAGACAAGTTCATACCAAATTTTAAATATAAATACGTTTTATATTGTAGTAAATGCACTACCTTCTGGGGGACACTGGCTTATACGCTTGACATAAGACTCGCCGTTATCTCCGCGTTAGTTGCTTATACGATTCATTTTGCAGTTACCCAAATGGAATGGTACTGGAAAGAAAGGGCTTAACCAAATTATTTTTGACTTCTCTCCACATATGTATAATAAACAACAAAAAACAAAACAACATGGCAAACGGAAAAGCAAATGTGTATAATACACAAAAATTAAACAGAAAAATACTATTTAAAGGTTTGGAACACGGTTATAACACATACCCCACTGATATCGATATGATATTTAATGTAAGAGGGGAAATTAACATTATTGTTGACGCTAAAGAAGCAGGTAAAGAACCAGTATTCGGTCAAACAATAACTTATGTTAACATTACAGACGCACTACAAACAGCTGGTGTGCCCAGTTATATAGTGTGGATAGAACATTCTCCTGTATTAGACGATATCCTCGCTGCAGAATGTAAGGTAGTTAAAATATACCACAATTCTACGTGGATAACACGAGATAAAATATGCGAAACATTTGGTTGCGACATTACTTATGGTGAACTACAAAAAATGTTAATGAAGAGACATAATGTAGAACCCTATAACCCAGCAAAACATAAATTCGATAAAAAGAAATATATTGGGTAATGAAAACTAAGACATATTATAAATGTTCTAATAAAACCAAGAAATTAAATAAACTAATTAAACTGATAAACGAAAAAAACAATGGAAATCGACACACCCTGGACTCCCGATGAAATTAAGTTCCTATATGATTTTAAAAACAGCCCTAATTACAATGGCTGGACTAATTACAATCAAGGACAATGGCTTGAAGCAGAAAGATTATTAACATACAGCAATACACTAAGAAAGATGAAATGCAATTGTGAAGTAAGCCAGGTGATGAGTAGTGTGAAAGCAATGATGGAAGCTGCTTACCCAACATTAGAAAAGTTATATCACGAATATCATGGATGATTACAATTGGTATCCCGATTTCCCATTTCAAACACCTAATACAATGCCCAAAGCCCGCAACGCTAAAAATAAAATCGAAGCAATAACTTCAGTAATGTATGTCGATGAGGACCTAGATAAAATCTGGAAATACATTGAAGAATCTTGTGATATAACGCAGATTCTCCCATTTTACAATAATGGTGGTGAGGACCTATTATCTATGCATATAAAGCAAGATGAAATGATTTATTACTGCAACGCACCATTTAGCAATTATGCTATTACAAGTTTAGGTAGATTGTGGTCATTTAAATTTAAAAAATTCATTAAGGCATTTTATAGACCAAAAAGTGTTATTTACTATATGAACAGCCCAACAACCCGAAATGTTAAAATAGAAAAATTATTTAACGAAGCAGGATGGGAATATAACCATAAAGAAATAACAATGAACTTATACTCATTTGAACTATTAATAGACGATTACAATGGCAAGAGTTAAACCACCAACAGGTAGAGATACTGAAATAGAAAAGTATACTACTTTAGAGGAATGCTGTGAAGCAATTATGTCCAATCATTTTGGTTGGGGGCAATTTAAACAATGGTACATAGAGAAAACCGGGCTTTCTCACGCAGCTGCAAATGAACAATGGAACAGATGCTGGGATGTATTGAGAGAAAAATATAAAGCCAATATTCAAGATACTATTGAAAAAACCCTTAATGAATTAGAGGGACAAAAAATGGAAACTAATGATGCTAGATTGAGATTTGAAATAACCAAATACCAAAATAAAATCAAAGGTGGAGAAATAGAGAGACAGGAAATAAAACATTCAGGTGAAATTAAATTTGACTTCGGTTCACCTATTCCTACTACAACTAAATACAATCTATGAGAATAGCTATTATTACTTGTGGTTCAAAAAAGAAATCTTATCCCTGTGCCGCTTACAAAATGTATGAGGATGGAATATTCTTTAATAAAATGAAAACTTATGTAGAAAATGTATATGATAAATATTATATACTTTCTGGTAAATATGGTTTATTAGAACCTACCCAAGTTATTGAACCATATGGTGATGTAGTATTCTTTGCCCAGAAGATATTTAAAAATAGGGGTTTAAAACCCCAATCTAAATCATATAAAATAGAATGGGCTAAACAAGTATCTGAACAAGCTAATTTTGAAGGAAACGAAATTAATTGGCATATCAATATTTATTACTGGGAATATTTAAAACCATATTTCAACTTACCTAATCATATATTTCATAAATTCGAAAGAAGGTTAGGTCCTAATTTACAAAAATACAATCTATGAAAGTAGAAGGATTCAACCCCCATATTGGTCAATTAAAAGTAATTGATGGTTTTGTAAAAACAAACCACAAATGGGGTATTGTATCTACTGGCAGACAATATGGTAAATCATTGCTTGCGACCAATGCGATGCTATACTGGTTACTCAACAATAATAAACATAAAGGATGCTGGATATCCCCCATATACAAGCAATGTAAAAAGGTATTTGATGAATTAGTTGAAATAACAGGTCCTGTAATCAAGTCATCTAACAAATCAGACCTAATAATAGAATTTATAAATGGTTCCTCATTACAATTTTTATCTGCTGATTCCCCTGATTCTATTAGGGGTTTTAGCTTTCATTATATGGTAATTGATGAGGCTGCCTTTATACAACAATCTGCCTTTGAACAGGCTATATTACCTACCTTAACTGCATTAGGTAAAAAATGTTTATTAATATCTACTCCTAAAGGTAAAAATTGGTTTTATAATTGGTTTTTAAAAGGGTTAAGCGACAATACTGATTTTGTTTCTTTTAAGGGCATCAGTGAAGACAACCCATTTACGGATACTGCATTTATTTATGAATGTAAGTCCTCTATGCCATCATCTGTGTTTGCACAGGAATTCCTAGCTGAATTTACTGATGATGGAAATGATGTATTTACTAACCTAGACAATGTATGTATAATAAATGAATTCCAACTGGCACGACCCTCAATTTCTTATTATGCAGGAATTGATACTGGACTTAATAGCGATTACTCGGTCCTTGTTATACTCGATGAACGTGGAAGGGCAGTTAAAGTTGATAGAGTCAATGGACTACCTCTTGAATCAATTTCTCAGCGATTTGAACGATTATTACTTTCCTATGGGTGCAGAGGTGTTTATATTGAAACAAATGGGATTGGTGAAAGTATGTATCAATTAATTAAACCCAGAGTACCTAATGTTAAGCCTTATGTTATGACAAATGAATCAAAACAACAGGGTATTCAGCAACTTATTTTAGGTATTCAGGAACAAACATTTGAATTTCCGTCTAAAGAATTATTACCTGAATTTTACAATGAATTTGCAGCATTTACTTACAAACAACTGGGCACTGGCAGATTGCAATTTGGTGCCCCCTCTGGTTACCATGATGATATCGTTATTGCAACTATGTTAGCAAATGAAGCTAGAACAAAAATGGCCGTTAAGAAACAAATATACATCGGTCGTTACGCGTAGAATACGTTTATATTTCAATTACCGCTACTGAATCAATACAATATACGAAACAAACAAACAAATGAATTTACCACAATATCTTACAATTGACCACTTTTACAAATTACAAAACATTGAGGCATTAAAAACGCCTGAGGACATTGTTAATGTTATTTGCCTTATTTCTGGTGAGAATAGGGATGATATCTTGCAGTTACCTAAAGAACAAATCGACACCACCGCCCAGTCATTGGTGCGTTTATTCAACGAATCTCAACCGAAATTCTGGCCTATATTTGAGTATAAGGATGTATTATATGGCTTTCAACCATTATCTAAAATGACTTTAGGTGAATGGATTGATTGTGACACATACTCTAAGGATTGGAAAAACCAATTACACAATATATTAGCTGTATGTTACAGACCTATTGTTAAGCATCATCATAAAAGTTGGGCTTGGAGAACTAAATATAATTTAAAAGTATGGGCTGGCGATTCATCATCACCATTCTCTGTTTATGAAGTTGAACCTTACGATGCTGAAGCATCAGTTATTAGAGGTGAATTGTTTAAGGAATTGCCTATGGAAATTGCCCAAGGTGCGTTGGCTTTTTTTTTGGCAATAGGGCTGAAATACTCAGAAAGTATCACAACATCTTTAGTTCAGTCGGAGGTAGAGAGGGAGATGATAATGGACAACAACAAAGAAATAATGAAGTCTCTCTTCAGGACCACTACGGCTGGTTCTTAACATTATACAATCTTAGTGAGACAAACATTTTATCTATCACTGGTGATAAGGCAATTACAGAACTCAATTGTATTTTTGTTCTTAATTTCCTTTCTCTCCAACATGAGTTAAATGAAGAAGAAAAAAAGAGACACGCACAACATAACAGAACTAGAATATTATGATTTCATTTTCAACTATAGTAACTAATTTAAAAGCAGCCGCATCAACATTAGCTTCGGTTAATACCGTTGATTTTGGGTCGATTGACCAATTGGATGCGAACTGGCAAAATGCTGTGTATCCTTACGTATTCTTCCGTCCTCTCACGTCACCTGGCCTAACCATAACTGACGCTAATATGGCAAGTCCTAGACTGCTTAATTTCGAAATGTATGTTATGGATGTTCCATTACAAACAGATACTGATGTAGTTGATGTTATGTCTAATACTGAACAGATTGGTTATGATGTTTTATCTGATTTCTATGATGGTTCATATGATGATGTTATAAAAGTAACTACTAATAACATTGTTCCTTTATTTGAGGCATTCCAGGATAGAGTAGGTGGCTGGGTGTTTTCTATCACTATAACAACATCACCTTCAGGATTTACTTCTTGCAACAGAACAAATGATTAAGAGACCTAATTTACCCCGCACACCTAATTATGATTTGACCTTTGATTTAATGGGCAGACGCCTTGCTGAAAAATTAAAGGATGCAGTCAATAGTAAGGGTATTACAGCTACAGGTGAATTAGCAAGTTCATTCAAATATAACCCAGAACAGGGTTACATTACATTTGCTTCGTATGGTGAGGTAGTTGATGCTGGTAGAAAAGCAGGTAGATTTCCTCCTATCAAACCCATTGAACAATGGATTAGGGCAAGAGGTATAAGTGCACCTGATAAAACACCTGAACAATTAGCTTTTGCTATTGCTACTAAAATTAAAGAAAGAGGATTTAGGCCTCAACCATTTATACAACCTACTATATCTCAAATAGAACAACAATTTGCAGATGCATTTGCACAAGCTATAGCTGATGATATTGAGTTGTATGCCCAGACTTATTTTGATAAGAACATAAATAACAAGAATTTTGTAATTAAACTATAATGGCTATTACAGTAAATAGAAATCCTAGTCAGATACTAAACGCAGCTAATGCTGATATATTATATACGCTAACCTCAAATAGTAGCAGTAAGGATAATTATTCCTATGTTTGTGATATTATCAATGATGCTGGTACTCGTATTGTTCGTTTAAAGCAAAGACCAAACGCCTCAGGCATTGGCGTTTTCAATATAGGTGATATCATCAAAACAACTGTAGCAGGTGATTATGAATTACCTGAAGTAGGTGATGGTAGTGTATTTGCACCATCTGATTTAAGTTTAGTTTGGTATAAAGTAGCATTTGGTGAGGAATGGAGTAATACACCTACCTCATCTATTTTCTTATATAATGGTATTACTAGTACTGCTATTAGTGGTTCTACCAATGTTGCTAAATTAGACCCAAATCGTTCATTAGACCCATTTACTTATTTCTTTGGTGCTACAATGAACAGAATAGAATTAGATGATACTTTTGATTACTTTAACCATTACAACCCATCTGCTACTTGGGACTCAACCTTAGATAAAAAACTAAGTGATATGCCTAATACAAATATTCCTTTGTATAAAGACAGATTCCACATATTTAGTATGTTTGATGGTTCGTGGGC